TATCGAGTAGTTCAACCTCAACCATTTTTTCGATTACGTCCACTGGACTTATCATTACTACGACCTCCAACGTCATATGCTGCTTTAATTGTCTGCAAATCATCAGGTGTTAACAACTTCAAATACTCTAGTGCCCGCAGACGGTTGACGCCGTAATGCTTAACAACTAAATCGATATTTTCCTTGTCGTCTCCGCTTTGTTTAGCCCACTTGTTGAAACGTTTCTTTTTGCTGAGCAAGTAGAAGTAGAAGTCATGTACCTGCTCTTTGCTAATCTGCCAATGCTTGTTTAGTTCATTGGCGTACATGATTGTTTCTACGCTCTGCGACATCCCCCGATTGATCATGAACGGGGAAAAGTCGGTTGCAGTGTCTTCACGGAACAGGTATTGCTTGTCGTAGTTCAGATCAGTCAACCAATCGAACAACGCGACCTTAGTCCGCTTGTACTCTTGCTCCTCGTCCTTAACCTCTACGGCCTGACCGTTCAGATCGATCATTTGAATGTCACACTGCTCATCAACGTGACGCACATAGCCGCGATGTGAAGCTCTTTATCAGGGACAATACTGTCGTACCGTTGATAGTCTTCAAGGATCAAGACAACTTCAGGAATCGATTGAGGGTCAATGTGTTCTTTCAACGATTTGTACAACTTGGTATACAACGATGAGATATCGTTGGTCGAGTTCTCAGCGCACCATTGACGCACATCAGCGAACTTCTTAGCCTTCAGCGACTTGATCAATCCATCAATGCTGACTTCCTGAAGATCATTCAGAATGCCTGCGTCGATTTCACCACCGCGACCATATTGTTGCAACTGGCCGAGGATGCGACGATTGTCAGGGAAGAACTTCTGGATCAAGGTCGCGACGGCGGTCTGATCGTACTTGATATTCTCATTCGCAAGAATAGCACACACACGCTGAAAGAACTTCGCCTGAATGACTGGTTGCTCGGACTTTGCGATCTCGAAGTCAACACGCACGGTACGCGAGTGCAGCGGGTCAATGATGCGGTTCGGGTAGTTGCAAGTGAAGATGAATGAACACGTCTGTGAATAGCTCTCTAAGCCGCCACGCAACGCGCTTTGTGCTGCTGCTGTCAGTGCATCAGCTTCGTCGAGAATCACGCATTTACCAGCGTCAGAGAAGCTTACAGTTGATGCAAAGTCTCTGATCTTGTTGCGGATCGTGTCAATGCCGTTGTCTTCAGATGCGTTAATGATGATCCAGTCTACACCAAGCTCTTGACACAGCGCTTTTGCCGCAGTAGTTTTACCAGTACCAGCTGTACCACACAGCAGGAGGTTAGGGATGCGACCACCCTTGATGATATCGGTGAACTCAGTGTTGAGCTTCTTGGTCAGGATGCAGTCTGCAATCCTTTGTGGACGATATCGCTCAACAAAAAGTGGTTCTTTCATGTTGCAGTCAATTGACATTCTAAAACCTCACAGTTACAATAATCAGGTAACAAAGCGCATTCATAATCGAATGCGCCCAGATACTACATGCCTTAAGGCTTAGGCGCAAACGTGCTAGTCGAAGACGCGTCCAGAGCCATCCAGAAGGTCTTGATACCGTTGGTCACTTTGGAGATTTTACGCGAGCTGATTTCGAACTTGCAATCGCCATCCAGAACAGCCAGGGCATCGGTCTTGTAGAACAGATCGAATGTATCAGAGCTGCTGCCGACGTTGATCGAGAAGCCGTTGGTGTCATCGCCAGAGCCGTTGTTGCGGTCGAACGCGCTCAGGGTGATATCACCATCGTTGCATTTAAAGCCGACGTATTCCAGTTTCAGCGCGTTTGCAGCGTTCATCACTGCTTTCAGTTGCTGTGCAGTCACGCTAACTTCCAGGTCATCACTTGGCAGTTGGAAGTCTTTTTCGAAGTAGGAGTTGATGAGCTTTTCAGCGCCATCCACATACTTCAGCTTTTGACCACCATCCTCAGATTTGATCAGAACGAACTTGTCGTTGCTGAAGTCCAGGACAGGATTGGAAATGATGCCTACAACGCCGATGAACTCACGCACATCATAGATGCAGAAAGTACGCGGGAAGTCTTCAGCGATCGGTGCCTGAAACGCGATGGTCTTGGTATCGTTGACGCTACGAATTTCCTGCTTGCCTGCAACGATCTTCAGTGTTTGGTTGATTGCATACAACCCTTTCAGAATATCAACAGTTTCTTTGCTCAGACGCACTTCGTTAGTGTTGCTCATGTTTCATACTCCAAGGGTTTTAGTTACACAGTGTTTAGGCTAGCCATTCTACAGTGTGACAATTACTTGTCAACACTAATATTGGATTTTACTTTAAGTACGCCACTATCACGTAACCGAAGAGCGACAAGATCCCCTCCGTATACGCAACCGGCATCGATGTTATACGAAGCAACATCAAAAGCGCGTTGCTCTTCAACTTGTGTTTCAAGGTCATGATAGTTCCACTTCTGGTGCCCGTGCACGAAGGTTGTGTTGGAGTGGTGCGCTCTCAGTTGTTCTAAGTCGACTGGTGTTGAGCGCATGCAATAATTAGGAACGCTACCTACAGCATCACGATAGATGAACCCAATACCTTTTTCGATATCCTTGATAGGTGCATGACTCAGCACGAACGTTTGGTCGTCAATGGTAATGACGTAGAACGTTGCGCGGTCGAGTAACAGGTCAACGATGAGTTGCTGTTTAGCTTTAGGGAACTGTGCCATTAGCTCATGGTTCTTATTGCGCGCTAACGACGAATACTGCTTATAGCCGTAATGTTCAAGAATGAAGTTGTATTCGTGGTTACCCATAACCTGGAAGTCAGCGCGATCTTCGATGATCATGTCAGCAAAGGCAGGACCACGGTCGATCATGTCACCAAGTTGAAAGATTCGCGCATACTTACCTTGAAGGCGAGCATCGTGTTCACACATGTCGGTTAGTGCGTTGTACTCTTTAACACAGCCGTGAACATCACCAATTGCGTAGTACTCGCAATGTTGTTCGGCTTGAATGACATGCTTCAGCAGCAAGTCAGCGATAGGATTGTATTTCATGATTCGACGATTTCCCAATCTTGGTTGATGCGGACGAACTCGATGTTTGCATCGTAGTTCGCTGCTTCTTGGAAGCGCGGCATGAGCGTGTAGTAGCGCGTACACAACTTTTCGAAGTCGACATGCTCATCAGTGTCACGCTGTTTATAACGTTCAACTAGCACGTCTACAGGGGGCGGATCAAAGCTGATGAACTTCACTGTGCGTCTGAAGCGTTTACCCAACGCAATGTAATCACCACACTCATGGAACTTCATGTTCGATGAGTTAATGACCGTGTAGTTGCAACCAAAGCGCAAGCGCATCTCCAGCGTGTTTTTGATCAGTTCATAGACCATCGCGCTGGCGTTGTTCGCTTTGCTTGTGTCGTCAAATAGCTGCAACCGAAAGGCATCGGTTGACAATACACAATGTGGTTGAAAGTGTGCATCTGCAAATCGATCCTTACCTACACAGGTCGGACCACGTAAAATGAATATCACCACCACACCCCGTCACCAAGACCAATTTTAGAAGCGTATGCGAAGCACATGAAGGCGACAAGCGATGTCAGAAAGAATGTGATCCAGAACATGATGCCGCGTTTTGGCTTCAATCGTGTGTAGAACAGTCGACCAATAAGGTTCAGACCAATACCACCAACACTGATCCAGAAACAGATGCCTGTTAGGGCAAGCGTTAACGCCATTGCAACTGTCATAACCTTCCCCTTCAATTAGATTCACTTCTGATATACCACATCATAGCGCATGGCACGTATTGAGTCAATCATTTATATAAATAAAATTCTATTACCTTAATACTCATTCAAACCGATTAAAGCTTGTTCAACGTCTGGAGACGTATTTTACTGGATTTTAAGGATTAGTACAATATAAATTTCCTATGAATTATTAGTTTTATAATAGAAGATTTCTATTGAAGTTGAACTGGGTTTGATACCCATAAATAGTCTTAATAGCAAATCATAGAGGGTTGACGAATGTCAATAGTCAAAGTAGACAGCGTGATTGGGTCATATCTACCTATCCCTGTCATCGAACATGCAACTGACTTCGAGGTGTACACTGCCACGGCTGGTCAGACTGTGTTCACAACCACAAAGTTTGATCGATCAAATGCAATCAGAGCAATCGCTAAGAGTTCAGGTGGTGCGTTCAGTGAAGTACCTGCTACTTGGACAGGTGCTAACACTGTCACTATTACAGGTACTATCCTGGGTGCAGGACAGATCTTCTACATTTTCAAAGTAGGTACTCATGCTAGCAAGATCCGTATTCAGGATTCGACGGGCGCATGGGTTGACCTATCAGCACATGCAGCAAACGTCTATACTAAGGCGGAAGACGATGGCTTGCTGGCGACTAAGCAACCGTTGGATGCTACATTGACCGCGCTGGCTGCTCTAGTTATCGCCGCAAACAAGCTGATCTACAGCACTGGGGTGGACACTTTCGCGCAGGCAGATTTTACAGCATTCGCCCGTACTCTTCTTGATGATGCTGACGCTGCGACAATGAAGAGTACCCTTGGTGTTCGGGAGACAGGCACGGCGTTCATCGAAGGTCTGGTGCCATTATGGGTGTCTGCCACCTCGATTCAGGTCAACCCAGGGAGCGCGTACATCACGTCCCTTGGGCGTATCATTACTGTCCCCGGTGCGTTGGTATTGTCCGGGCTTACCCTGACGGCGGCTACGTGGTACTACCTGTACCTGTACGACAACGCAGGCACGGCAGCTATTGAACTGGTTACCACTGCTCCGACAGCGCCTTACGCCGGATTTGCCCGGACTAAGAACGTGGGTGGGGGTGACAGTCGTCGTTTCCTTGGGGCTTTCCGGGCACAAGCGGCCAACGTTCTGCGTCCCTTTATTTGGGCGCCGGACTATGTAACTTATCTGGATACCGGAAATCTCTACCCAATAATGAGTAACAGCACGACCGTGGGGCCAGCTTCTGTATCTGCCTCTGCTGCGATACCCATTACCACACAACGTGCACTGTTGCAGGTGTATTCCGCTGCGGGTAACTCATTTAACCTGGGTGTGGCCTTTGACCAGATGCTGCTCAGTGTTACGGCAAGTACCCGTGTACTTGCCCCCGTTATCTCCACAGCAGACCAAGTGTTTGTGTACAGCCATATTGGTGCTGTAACAGGCGGCACAACTTTGGATGTCCGTGGCTACGGCTCGGAACGTTAATCGATTCTAGGAGACTGCAATGTACAAGATCAAAGGTAACAGCGTTATTCGCCTTGCTGACAACGCAAGCATCCCGAATGACCTCGCTAACAGCGACTGGGTTGCTTATAAAGCATGGTGCAACAAAGGTAACACTGCGCAACCCGAGTTTGGTGCCGCTGAACTTTTGGCTCAACGCCGCGTTGCAATAGCTGATCGTCGGTTCAAGGCTGAGATTGCTGGGATCTCTGTGGGTGGCATAGCTGTCTACACTGACCGCACCACTCAGAACAAACTGACCGCTACAGCGTT